TTTTCAGCGAAGGAAGCACCAAGGAAGTAATGCTCTTCCATGAGATATTCAGCGACGGTACCCTTACCAGAACCAATGAGACCACAGAGACCAATCAACATATCATCATCCTTTAGCGGTTAGCCTTAGCCACCATTGCATCAGCCACTTGATAGAACTCTTCGGCCATCTGCTTTGCACCGTGAGAGGTTTCCCACACGCCGAGCAAAACCGCAAACGCGGTGTCGGTCACATCCTGAGCGATCCGACCCACACGAATTTCTGGATTGTCTTCCTTGATCCGAAAGATTTCGGATTGGATCCAGTTCATAAAGCTAATCTTGATTTCGGCGTGCATAAGTTCGTTCATTAGGCCGTCTTTCCTAAATGTTCCCAGAATACCTTAGCTGCGGTTCGTCTGAACCCTGCATCGGTCTCGGTTATATATGCTTGGTACAGGGCCCATATTGCAGTTGCAATTGAGTCCGTGGTCTCACCAGGAATTGCCTTTTCTACATAGTACCCACGATGTTCCAGTTCGTCAATGAGGTCCTGGTCATCAAATTCGTCGATACCCTCTTTAATTTCCTCGTCATCAATCCAAACTTCGACGGTCTTGTACGGCATGATTATTCCTCCTCAATCTCTTCTTGGGATTCAAGCCAGCAGTCATATTCGAATTCCAGCTGCTCAACTAATTCCTCTGGAATGTCATCGCGCCAGTCCTCGTTCTCGAAATCATATTCGAAACACTCGTCACCATCTTCATTAGACCACTGCCCGATGAAAGCAAGGCCCGACTCGTGGTAGGTGGCAGTGATCTGGAATCCAAGCTCCTTCATTGCTTCATAGAAAGCAATCGGAGGGCCCCAGGCCGTATCAAAGAAACCGAAGCCAGTGTTATAATCGCCAGCCATTTCATCCAAATTGAAATCACCACCATTCACGTCCCACTTGGTACCCCACTCCTCGATGGCAGTACCGTAGTCCCACTCGCCGCTCGAAAGCGGAACGAAGGTCTGAAACAGATTGCCTTCGCCTATAGCCTTCTCAAACTTGGCCATCTGCTCGCCATCTTCATGGGAAACAGTGATGGTATTGCTGCACCAATTCGGCATGTTATGACTCCTTAACCGTTGAGAGGGACGACGCCCTGGGCTTCAAGTTCTTCCTTGGTAAACTTATGTAGCATCTCATACCGAAGCTGGCTGATTTGCTCATTCACGCCAGGAACTTCCACGACCTCACTGAGGGTCATAAGCTGTTCCACATAGTCGGAAACATCCCAAGCATCGCGCTGGCTAATATAAAGCTTGGTCATTTTTAGACTCCCATCAAGGTTGCTTCGGCTTCAATTTCCTCAAAGCTGGCATAGATACGGGCAAAATAGTCGGCTGCGGATTGCTTGGCATCCTCGTGGTCAGCCACATCCGACGTGAACATATCAACCTCGTTCAGGCCGGTCTTCCAGTTGGCGTCGGTGCAAAGGTCATACACGTTGAAGGTCTTGGAGCCATTCCAGACCACGACCCAATCTAGCGCGGGATCGGACGCGACTACAAAGCCATGCTTGAGTGCTTCGTGAAAGCCATAATGTGCCATTCGTTCTCTCCTTCTATTCTCTAATAATAGCTGGTTTGGATCGGATTGTCAAGCGGGGAGTTCTACCGCCACGGGCACAAAGTCGGTGCCGCGACGGGTGCGGTACGACCAGGTGTGGCCGTCAAACAGGTAGAAAAACTCGCAATCACTGTAATGCGCCACAAAAGCATCGGCATCCGTAAAGTCACGCGCAGGCGTATCCTCGCCACGGTCGCGGGTATAGAAGGTGGTCATGCCGCCGAAAAGCGACTCCCACTGTTGGTCAGTCAGGTCAGTGCCGAAGCGGGAGAACGGGTGAGCAACGCCGATGGTCCGATCAAGGGATGAAACATCGCCGTGGTCGATAAGGGCAAGGACAGTGTTCAGATCGGAATAGTTCTCAACAAGGGTGCGACCCACGCCCTCAAGGTAGCCATCCCAATGGCAATAAATGCCAGTCACAGTGCCGTCAAATTCCTGGAAGCCGATAGCGGAACGAGTAGCCATTTTCATTTACCTCAGTTGGAAGATTGGTTCTGGAAGGATTCGCAAACGCGGACTAGGTATTCACCGGCGTTGTCGAGGAGCAAGGCTTGCGTCAGAATTCCGTAAGCGCCAATACCAGCACCGGTACGACGGTTGATTTCCTCGCAAACACAAAGCAAGGTATAGCCATCAACGGTCGGATGCTTTTCAAGGAATTCTGCCACACTTGGTCGGATAGCCACTTTGGGCATTGTTGTGCTCCTGTGTTAGGCGTAGGCTGCGAAACGGAGACCACCGACGGTCATCTCAATAAGGTACCGATCATACTCCACGATCGGATCGGAGTCGGGATAATCACGGATGAAAATCTCAGCTTCGAGATAGGTAGGGAAAGACGCGATGGCGTCGGGTAGCTCGTCCGAGCCGTAGAAAGAACCGTAAACGGTGAAGGCGCGGGGGAAAGCAGTCATTGTCAAGTTCCTGTATTAGCGAAGGGAGACGTAGGGAATCTGGTAATCGTCGGTCTCTGGTACGGTGTCGGTGTTCACTTGCCGAACTCCTCGATCATGCGCTTGGCAACGTAGGCCGAACCCATGCGAACGCCGACACAAAACGACACGAACGCGACAATGAGGAGAACGGCGGTGAAGGTTGCATATTCCATATTGTCAAGCTCCTGTTAGCGGTTGTCGAGGACGGCGACGATGGCGAAAGCCACCAGCATGACCGTAGCCAGTGCGATGAAGGGGGAGAAGATTAGGGCGGTATCTGCTATTGTCATGCTCAAGGTCTCTCTTGTCTCTCAACTCATCTTATATTCTAATAATACCAGAGATCCACCCCATTGTCAATGGTACCCTCCTATAAAAAACTCTAGCAAAATCAACAACTTAGCAAAGGGATGCCACTAAGTCATTGAAATCACTAGAAAAAATAATTTCAGAAAAACGAATTATTTTTGTAATAAATTATGCAACAGTTTCTGGCTCTTCATAGGCGTAGGCTATCTTCAACCCAAGCTGGTCGAGAAGATGATCCTGAACCGTCAGGCGGATTTCGGCGTCGCTCACCGCTTGGCCTGCAAATAGGTTGTTATTGGTAAACCATGCATAATGGAGACCATTCTCCTTGACAATCTTCACGGGAACGAAAGGCTTATCATCATCTGAAAAGTCCATGATATCGTCCGCAGATACCGTACCTAGCGAAACGACATCATCATCCTTATCCAGGAACTTGCGGCAGAACCATCGTGCTGCAAAGTAGCCAAAGGCTGATGAACTAAACCAGATGAAGATAGAAAGAGCGAGATCAAGGGCCGCAGGCATATTCATTATTGGGCATCCACAAGTTGGGTTGTAAACTGATTGAGGTTTTCGTAGGTGTTAATAAACACGTTAGGACCTTCAATAGGTGTCACGATAGCGTCCGATGGGAAGATGAAAATGAAGTCAATCTCAGGATGCTGATTGACGAGCCACTGAAGGTAGCGAACACGCCCAGGATTGTCGTTCGCGCTTGCGCGTGTTTCTGGTCCGTAGTTGTCTGTGCCATGAAAGAGATTGGACACAGACGCAGCGGGATCCTTGATGAGGAAATCATATCCGAGGCAGATCAGCTGGTCAAAGTCCAACTTGATAGCCTCGCGCATTGCGTTCATGCCAGCATTGCTACGCGGACGGCCCTGATTGCATGAAGCGGGTTCCCACCGCTCATCAATCGGAGGAAAGATCACGCGCTTGGACGGAAAGTCCGAAGCTTCAATCTCGCGCATGATACCTTCATCAATAGCCACCAGATAATCGGGCAACTCATAGTCAGGATAATACTGCCGATAAAGAGCATTGCAACCAAACACGGTACCGAAAGGCTTCAAGCGAAGCAAATCAAAACCAGTGCGCGACATACCGTTACCAATAACAAATGCTGTGTTCATTGTACCTTACCAGTTAGTGGTTAGATTAGGGAATGCTTCCTTGACTGCATCAACCTTGACCTTCAATTGCTTGTTCTTCATGCGAAGGAGCAACTTGGCATCACGAGGATCAATTGTCTCAAGGATCTGAATGAAAAGAACCTCACGACGAACCTGATTGACATTCAAACCTTCAGGTGATGCAATGAAATATTCAAGCTTGTTGATCTCATTATAGAAGCGCCCTTCCTGATCGGTAGACTCCTCGAGAGCCTTGTACGGAGGATCGGTCTCAGGAAGCAACCACTTCACACCAGGATCCATACCATAACCAAGTACGATCTTGAGTTCCTTGCAACTGTACTTTCTCAAAAACTCGACCTGTTTAGCCTTCGTCTTTTGAAGTTCAATCTTTGCGATAATACCTGCCAATGGCGGTCGCTTATTCATCCACGGATCCTCCTGTATAGTCAACTCGATAAATGAACTTTCGCTTTTGATCGTCGGTCCATGTTTCGAGGTAGCCGTTTCTTTCGTTGAAAATTTTGAGATACTGTTCATCAGTAATCTCTTTATGGGAGAAAATAGTTTCACCTAACCACTCCTGGCTCATTTCTTCTGTGGCTTCACCCAGTGTGAGCGCATCCAAGGCATGCTGTGGATCGTCATTGACCTCCATCACATACGTCATGCGGTACAGCGAGATTGCCTCTACCAACACCAACTTCTTAACCATTAGATATCACCTTCCTTACGATTTTCAGAATAGAAGGCATCAAATGTGCCACCAGGATATCTAGCCTGAAGCTTCTCCACATTCAATGCAATTACCTTATTCGGATCAATCTGCAACGCATTACACGCATTGACCCAATACCAAATTACGTCACCGAGTTCGCACATTAGATGATAACGAGTTTCTTCGGTGTATGGCTTACCCTGAAACAAAACCTTCTTGAGGATTTCTTGGGCCTCGCCAGCTTCACTAGTCAAGCCAATCATCGCAGTCAGAAGCAATGGCACATTGATGACTGTATCCTTATCATAATGTATTTCACGCACTCTGTCAAGAAAATCCGCAGCTACACGGCTTTCCTTACTTGTCACAGCCATAACAAATTCGGCATACTTTGCCATATCAATGCAGGGCCAGTCTTGAAATGCTTTCATTCTTAAAGTTCTCCAGTTGGTATTTCAATCTTTATATATGAATTTTCATCGTCTCGGTTGATTGTAGGAATAGGCACCCACTCAGATGAACCTTGGCGCTTGTATTGAATTTCATGGCGCACCACTTCCCAAGTTCTAGCTTTTATAGCTGGCGCAGAGTTGACCCAACCATAAAAATTGACTGCACGGATATCAATGATGGAATTATCCAGCTTTGTTTTTAACTGCCGGATTTCTTTTTCCATCGCTGTGATATCGCGCTCTAAACGATCTGTATCACTCATCACCGCACCTTCTTAGTGTAGATTTTACTCCAGCAATCATAGTCCTTATTGCCGTCAGCCATACAGTGATCGTACATGCGCGCAAGATTATCTGCATATCGCACATCTTCTCGATAAACATTATACAGACCCAACGAAACGAACAAAAGAATGCTCGCAAAAACGGTAATCATTGTATTATCAATACTCCAGTTCTTAAACATCAAAATTCTCCAATAGATTCCGTTAGTGTACGCAAGCGGTTCTGAATGAAGTAGTTGAGGATCTTACTACGCGGCTGCCGCTCGTATGCACGATAAGCCTCAACGCATTGCGTCTGCAATTCCTCAGGTACTTCATCAAGGTCGACCAGCTTCTTATTGCGATAATAGTTCCGCAGCATTTCACCAGTGCAATATGCTTCGGGCTGGAGCGTAGTCCACTCCTCAAGCTTCTTCTTGGGCAGCGGCTTCTGTCTGCCACCAGATACGAAGGTATCATCGACGGACAGGAAGTTTGGCACACCATCGCCGCTATCGCCTTGCAGAATGTGGTATTGCTTGAACCGCTCAGGGTTATCAATAGCAATATGCTTCCGCATGATGGGCGAGTATTGCTGGACGTTTGCATACTTCTGGAGCTGAGCAAAGTCCTTGTCACTGGAAAGAATGAGGATCTTTTCAGCGGTAGGCAAGTTCATCGTCTCGCCGTATGCGTGACACAGGGAAGCGATAACATCGTCGGCCTCTGCGCGATCAAAAATCAGCACAGGATATGGCATGTTGTCGCGAATCTCGTCACGGATTCTGTGGAGGGATTCAAAGATGGTAGCCCAATCATGCCCAGAACTGTCACGGTTCTTCTTCCGATTGGCCTTGTAGTGAGGGAATACCTGCCGACGCCAATATGACGGACCATCGCAGCAAACGACAATCTCGCCATACTCAGGAAACTTTTGCTTGTACATACGCAAGCTTGAAAGAACCATATGGCGGACCATGGACTCGTCAAGCTGTTGCTGGTTATTAGCCAGCTGCACCATTAGATTGGAGATCATAACTTGGCTGAAGTCAACGAGAATCATTACCACTGTTCCTTATTTCATTCTGTATAGTACACGGATCATTCTTCGTCGTCAAGCTCTTCCTCAAGCTTATTCAAACCTTCTATGAAGTCATTGATAAAGATGAGGAAAGGATGGCTAACACCCATGGACTGCAAGAGAGTAGCACGAAGGGATTCCATCGTGAACGTATAGCTATCGTCAAACTCTGGCGTGGTTATATCAAAGCCTTTGGTCGACAAGAGGTACATAAGCTTTTTGCCAACATCATGTACCGCTTGGTCTACAAAGTCATGCTTGAACTTAATCCGTTCCTCATCGTTGTCGTCTATCACGATCACATGTGCGCGAGGATTATTTTTCGGAAACTTTACGATATTATTTGATTGCACGAAGAAGGACTGTGTATTCGTTGATTCGTCCATTTGGTTCACTGGCCTTGGTTGTGATAGCTTCAAACGACCTGATGGCAGCTTTGGATGTAGATCCAGTGATACCAGGCAACACCTGATCTGGCTTACGAAGTTTCTTTTGCGAGGACAACTTATCATTTACATTTTGAAGAGTTGTTCCCTTTACAGACAAACCTGTATCAGAAACGTAGTGCGCGAGAACATTATATTTAGTGTTAAATGTCCACAACTCTTTAGCGCCGACGATCTTGGTAGGGTCAATGCTGACGATTTTCAGGTCAACGTCTTCCTTCTGGCACTTGAGGCTTTTGACGATAACGGTATCGCTCTTAGGTTTGATCTTGCGTGGCTTGCGTACAACAGCCTTGCGATTATTACCCACATAAGACTTGCAATCATTAATGATTCCTTCAAATAGAGCAATGCGCTCCTTGATTTGTTTCTTGGTCATATGACGATAAGCATACTTGAAATCGGTGTCTTTTGTTGCGTATGCTTCCTTCATTTCATCAACCCACGGCTGGTAATAGTTAGCAATATCTGTAACCATCGCCGGCTTTGGTGCTTTGTTTTTCAGGAGTTCGTAAAATTTGGTGAGCTGTTCATCATTAGCATCTACCATAGACTCAACATCAGCCAGCAGATTGTTTGTCACCGTGCTTTTGGACATAGCGGACGGCGGCCTTTCAGCCTCAGCGATAGCAATACCACGCTTCACAATTTCTGTAATGTCATTGAATAGGATTATCCGACGCTCTTTGGGGGCATCGTAACCCATCGTAGTCATACGCGCCATCTTCCATATGCTAGGAAGAATGTGATGGTCATCAACCTTATTCATCATCTGCAAAGCAGCTTTGGACATACCCTCAGCAACCATAAACTCCTCGAGGAACTCACGGTTCATCTTGGAGTTTGAAAAATAGTTGTACCAATTATATGCGCCAGCAATCTTTGATGAAAGAGCTGACTCACCAAGGAACTGTTGATCC